TAAAATATGTAGAACCAAAATTGCCATTCTATCAATTAGCAAACCTTCCAAGTTATACATTAACTGCTGAATTATTTGAATATAATGACCAGCATTTTGATACAGGTTGGGATGAGATTGATGCTATTGAATGGGATAATGCTACATCTTATAGTTATATTGTTAATAGTAATACTGCTTATGAACTTGGTGAATTAGTTACTCAATGGACTGGCGAAAATGATGCTAGTGGCGATCCTATTAATATAGAAGGTTATGTTTCTAATTGGGAAGGTCGTGGTGTAAATAGAGTAACAATTATTAGTCCACATCAAAGTAGTAATGGTGATGGTACATTTAGATCATTCTTTGTTGATGCTGATGCTAATCAAACATTAGTTGGTACAGAATCTGGAACATCTTCAAATATTACAACAGACCAAAGTGGTACTACGAAGACATTCTATAATCAAGATCCATTTGCTGATAATGATGAATTTGAAGTTGCTGGTGATGATGTTATAGACTTTACAGAATCTAATCCATTCGGAGACCCATAATGTTTGAAAATCATTTCTACAATGAAAGCACAAGACGTATGGTATCGGTATTTGGTAGTATCTTTAACGATTTAGAAGTTGTTAAAAAAGATTCAGCTGGAAAGATATTACAAAAAATTAAAGTTCCTTTGTCATATGCACCTAGGAGTAAAGTCCTTGCACGATTAAATGAACAAACAACTGACCCTAATATAGCTCTTAAGTTACCACGAATGTCATTTGAAATAAGCTCATTTGAATATGATGCTAATGCACGTGTATCTAAACATAAAAATTATAAAAAAGTTATTGTCGGAGATACACTTCAATTAAATAAATTAGGAGCTCCAGCAGTATATAAAGTTGGATTTGAATTAAATCTTCTTGCTAAAACTCAAGATGAGGCATTACAAATATTAGAACAAATACTTCCAATGTTTCAACCAGAATATACAATAACAATTAAAGATATTCCAAGTATGGATATAACAACCGACACACCAATTGTGTTACAAGGTGTATCATTAAATGATGATTATGAAGGTGATTTAGTAACTAGAAGAGCAATTGTATACACTCTTGAATTTTCTACAAGAATTAGATATTATAGAGGTGTAGGTAAAAGTAAACAAATTCTTAATACAGAAGTTGATTTTTCAGAAAATGTTGATCCAACTACTCATAAATTTGAAACATTAGCTATAGATGGTACTACAACATCAGACGGTGCAGGTGGTTATAAAGAACCATACACTGAAACAATTAACTTTTTTGACACGGACGTATAAACATGTATAATTATAAAGCAAAATTAATGAGAGTTGTTGATGGTGATACCATTGATGCAGAAATAGACTTAGGATTTAAAATATTCATTAAAGAAAGAATTCGTTTAATGGGTATAGATACTCCTGAGAGTAGAACAAGAAATTTGGCTGAGAAATCTTGGGGTAAAGCAGCTAAATATAGATTAGAAGAATTATTAGCAGAAGCTGATGGTGATTTTACTTTGGTTACTAAAATGCAAAAGAAGGGAAAGTTTGGACGAATACTAGGGACTATACAAGTCTCAACAAAGGACGGTATCGTTGATGCCAACCAAATTTTAATGAATGAACAACTTGCTATACCTTACACGGGCGGTAATAAAGAAGAGAGTAGAACCGCAGCAGGAGTATTAGATTTATGGAACACATATTATGAGCACACTAAAAAAGACTGATGAAGATTATGAAAATGTAAGAAAACAATTTTTTGATTTAGCTTCTCAAGGAGATGAAGCTATATCACTTATGCTTGAACTTGCTAGAGAATCAGAACATCCCAGGGCCTTTGAGGTACTTGGAATGTTAATTAAACAAAACGCAGAGATATGCGAAAAAATTCTTAAACTTCATAAAACCAAAAAGGATGTTGATAAAGATGACATTCGTGCATTAACACATAGAGAAGGAACAACTAATAATGTGTTTATAGGTTCTACAGCTGAGTTACAAAAAATGTTACGTGATGAAATAGTAATAGAACCAGACACAAATTTTACAGATGAGTAAAGAAAATAACATGTATTTGGGTAATCCCAATGTCCGTGGTGCAGATGTCGAACAACCATGGACTAAAGAGGAATTAGTTGAATATAAAAAATGTTTAGACGATCCAGTATACTTTGCAAAAGAATACTGTAAAATAATTCATCTCGATGAAGGTTTAGTACCATTTACATTATATCCATATCAAGAAAAAATGTTTGAACATTTTGAGGATAATAGATTTAATATTGTTCTTGCTTGCCGTCAAAGTGGTAAATCAATTGCTGTTTGTGCATATCTCTTATGGTATGTTATATTTAAAGGTGAACAAGTTGTAGGTATTCTAGCAAATAAAGAAGTTATTGCTAGGGAAATGTTGGGTAGGATTACTCTTATGTTAGAAAGTCTTCCATTCTATCTTCAACCTGGTTGTACAGCTCTTAATAAAAAATCTATATCATTCTCTAATAATTCAAGACTTATAGCTTCTGCTACTTCATCAAGCTCCATTCGTGGTATGTCACTTAACCTCGTATACCTTGATGAGTTTGCATTCGTAGATAATGCTACAGAATTTTATACTTCAACTTATCCTGTAATCTCAGGCGGTAAAACATCTAAGGTTATTATTACATCTACAGCAAATGGTATAGGTAATATGTATCATAAATTATATGAAGGAGCTATTCAAAAAACAAATGAATTTGTTCCATATAGAGTTGATTGGTGGGATGTTCCAGGGAGAGATGACAAATGGAAACAAACAACAATTGAAAATACCTCTCCATTGCAATTTGACCAAGAATTTGGTAATTCATTTCATGGTACAGGTAATACATTAATATCTGCTGAAACATTATTAGCTTTAAGAGCAAAACACCCCATTGAAGAACGAAGTAATGTAAAAATATATGAACATCCTAAAGAAGACCATAATTATTTAATGTTTGTTGATACATCTAGAGGACGAGGACAAGATTATTCTACATTTAATATTATAGATGTAAGTGAAAATCCCTTTGTTCAAGTATGTACTTTTAGAGATAATAATATAAGTCCATTATTATTTCCTGATTTACTCTATAAATATGCTCAACATTATAATATGTGTTATGTAGTAATTGAATCAAATGATGCTGGTCAAGTTGTAGTTAATGGTTTATATTATGATTTGGAATATGAAAATGTATTTGTAGAATCTATGGTTAGAGCTAATGCTATTGGTGTAACTATGACTAAAAAGGTTAAAAGAATGGGTTGTTCTAATATTAGAGATATAATGGAACAAAAGAAATTAACAATAAATGATGAAGAAACTATAAGAGAAATGAGTACATTTGTTGCAAAGGGTGCTTCATATCAGGCTGATTATAATAATCATGATGATTTAATGATGAATTTAGTCTTATTTGGGTGGTTTTCATCTACAATATTTTTTAGAGAATCAACAGATATTAAATTAAAAAATATTTTATATAAAGAAAAAGTTAAACAATTACAAGATGAAGTAATACCAATAGGTAATATGCCTAGTGATAAAGTTAAACATCCATTCGGAGATAACTGGCAAGTTTGGAATGGTTAAATTTTATAAATAAGTATATTGAGAATATAATTCTTATTATGGAAACTTATAACAATATGACAAGGGAGTAATAAATGGCATTTCTAGTCTCGCCTGGTGTACAGGTAAAAGAAATAGATTTGACTAATGTCGTTCCGTCTACATCGTCAACGATTGGAGCTATGGCAGGTGCATTTGACACAGGTCCAGTGGATGAAGTAGTTACTGTGAGTAGCGAAACGGAGTTAGTTGAAAAATTTGGGAAGCCAACATCAAGCACTTATGAAAGTGTTTTGGTGGCAGCTCAATTTTTAAGTTATGGCAGCGCGCTAAAAGTTGTCAGAGCAGTAGGTTCAAACGCGGTCAATGCTACGGCATCTGGCACGGGTATT